CACTCATCCTGACAGAGGGCGATTCGGCGAAATCCCTCGCGATCGCCGGTTTGAGTGTCGTCGGGAGGGACTACTACGGCGTCTTTCCACTCCGGGGAAAAGTTCTCAACGTCAGGGACGCGTCAGTCAACCAACTCTCGGGGAATGTTGAATTCCAGAATATAAAAAAGATTTTAGGTCTCCAACAAGGAAAGACGTATACAAGTTTGAGCGAACTCAGGTACTCAAGACTCATGATCATGACCGACGCGGACGACGATGGCACGCACATCAAGGGTCTCATCCTCAATCTCATACACACCATGTGGCCCTCCCTCCTGGAATTAAATTTTGTCGTCAGTATGATTACTCCAGTGGTGAAAGTATCCGGAAAAAACTTTTACAGTCTCTCGACATTTCGAAAGTGGTGGGAAACCCACGGGTCGGACAAACTCAAGGTCAAGTATTACAAAGGTCTCGGGACATCTACCAGTGCGGAAGCGCGGGAGTATTTCAAAGACATCGAACGATTGACCGTGGTCTTCGACGTGGACCAAGACGCGGACACCTCCATGAAATTGGCATTCGACAAGAAGTTGGCTGATGACAGAAAAATATTAATTCAAAAGAAAACAAAAGACTCCGGAGATGATATCGACTATGGAAAAATAAAAAATATTTCAATCACTGACTTTGTTCACAGAGACTTGGTGAACTTTTCCATCGCCGACCTGAGGAGGAGCATCGCACACGTGGCCGACGGGTTCAAACCGTCTCAACGGAAAGTTCTTCACGCGTGCTTCGTCAGGAATCTGACACAGGAGATGAAAGTCGCCCAACTCGCGTCGTACGTCAGTGAAAAGACGGCGTATCACCACGGAGAGGTGAGCCTCGCAGAGACCATCGTCAAGTTGGCCCAGGATTTCACAGGTTCGAACAACATCAACCTTCTCGTGCCGTGTGGACAATTCGGCACGCGCATCATGGGTGGTAAGGACGCGTCCCAACCAAGATATATATTTACAAAGTTGTCTCCGGAGACGAGACACATCTTCGATGTCAGAGATGATGATATTTTACGTTACATGGAAGATGATGGGAAGAGGGTGGAACCGGAATTTTTCGTGCCCACCACGTGCATGGTCTTGGTGAACGGCTCCAAGGGCATCGGGACTGGATTTTCTTCAACCATTCCATCCTATAATCCCAAAGATGTGAATGAAAATATAAAAAGAATTTTGATCGGTGCTCCAGTGAAGGATATGTCCCCGTGGTTTAAAAATTTTACCGGAACCGTGGAGAGAGTCGACGAACACACGTGGGTGGCCAAGGGCAAATACGAGAACGGGTGTGTCACTGAACTGCCACCGGGGAGGTGGATCCAAGATTTCAAAGAACATTTGGACAAACTCGTGGATGACAAAACTATTTCAAACTATGTCAACAATTCCACCACCGAGAGGGTACATTTCAAAATCGTGGGGTACACGGGAACCGATCCGGTGAGGGACTTTAAATTGACCGAGACGTTCAAAACATCCAACATGCATTTGTTCCACCCCACTGGAATAAAAAAATATAATTCACCAAATGAAATATTGTCCGACTATGTTGAGATAAGAATGGAATATTTCGAAAAGAGGAAAAAATATCTGTTGGAAAAATTCAAAGCCAAAGCACTCGTGTGCAGTCACAAGGCACAGTTCGTGTGGCTCGTCGTGAACGATCACATCAGGGTGTTCAAGAGAAAGAGGGCCGAACTGGAGGATGAAATCTCAAAATATTTTCCACCCGTGGATGGAAACTACAATTATCTCCTGGACATCAAAACCTGGCAGTACACCGAGGAGGCCATCCAGTCACTCGTGGAACGCACTAAGGAGGCACGGAGGGAGTACGAAGAACTGAGTAATAAGAAACCCCGTGACATGTGGCTCGAGACTTTGTAATTACAACCCACGGGATTGAAGTGCCTTCAACATCTTATTTCGCCTATTGTTGACCACAGGAGTTTTTGGTTTCTTAACCGTCACGCGCTTCGAACGTCGGTTCAGGAGAACGCTCGTCTTGCGTTTGCCTCCAGTCTTTTGTCTGTTACCGGTAAACGGGGTCGTCGTGCACAAACGGCCGTTGGGGTTGCCACGCATGCATGTTTTCTTAAGTTCAGCGTGACGAGCTTGCAACTTGTTTAGCTTGGTCACGACCGGAAACAACTTTTCTAAAATACGCGCAATGGTGAGATCCGACCTTCGATTTAAAACCGCGGATTTCAGGGAATTCGTCAGCGCCTCGTATCTCTCTTCGAGCGCATCAGCGCGTTGGTCGATGGCGGTCATTTCGATGCACGCCTTCATCACAGAGGAACACTTCTTTTCCTGACACTTGACGTTACACTTCCGGGTCGAGTTCGATCGTTTCGATTTTTTTGTCTTGATTTGGGTGCTCTCACGGGTCTTCATCATTATATATTTTTAACAAACATTTTTTTGTGACACAACAATAGATATGGCCGGTGGTGAGGGAGCGAGAATCTGCATCGACGCCATTGGAGCACAGGAGCCCTACCTCCTGTCGAAGAAACCCGAGGACGGTGAGTTCTTCTACGAAAGTAAGAGACACTCCGAGTTTTCAAAGTATCACCGGAGCACGTTGGTGAAGAATCCGGGGGGCAAGGCGTCGTGGCCCTTCGGGGAAACCCTCAAGGTGGAATTTCGCCCGCAAGACAGAGGTGACCTCCTCTCCAACATGTGGGTCTCCATCACCCTCCCTGGTCTCACCGGAGGGAAGAATTACACAGACCAAATCGGAAGACACATCATCAAGTCAGCCACCATGAGGATCGACGAGACCATCCTCGAGAAATACCACGCCGATTGGGGGATCATCAACGACGAATTATACCTGGAGACGAGTGAAAAAGTCGCCAACCGGTTCCTCGTGAACCGGAGTCTCGCCTTCGACAGCACCGAACTCAACGAGAATGACGTCGTGAGCGCGTACGAATCAGAAATCCTCATACCCATCAACATGTTCTTCAGTAGAAAATACGCCACGGATGAATACAGTGGGAACAACCCAAATAGACCCTTCTTCCCAGTCGCCGCCTGTCACAAACAAAAAATCATCTTTGAATTTGAATTCTTCCCACAACAATATTTCTGCGACGCGACGGCACAGGTATTGTCCCTCCCAGAGTTTAACATCATCACCGAGGAAATCACCGTGACCAGGGAGGAGAGATTGTATCTCCAAAAAATTCCACAAACGTTCGTCACGGAAGTCGTCACGAAACATCCGGTGACGGAAACGGTCCCCGGTGACACCACTCTGACCCAACAACTCGTCCCGAACATTCCGGTGAAAGCCATTCACTGGTTTTTCAGGGACAAGAGGTTCGAACAGGAGAATATCATCAAAGATCCCTCGGAGACCGATGAAGGTAAGTTCTGGTGTCACAACAGGTATAACTTTTCGAGTGCGGACGATTTCGACGAACTCAACACCTTCTTCGTCCCCGTGATGAAAGACGCCAAATTCTTCGTGAAGGGTAACCGGTTCCCGAACACCACCACCACCGATCACAATTTCTTCAAGTACCTCGTGCCGTTCCAGAAAAAACTGGCGAGACCGGTGAGGAACATCTACACTATGAGTTTCTCGATGAATCCACTCGTCGTGGAACCATCGGGAAGCTTGGATTTTTCATCACTCACGGGGAATAAAACCACCCTGGAGTGCACGTTGCAATCGGGTCTCACGGAGACGTACTCGCTTCACATGTATTACACCGGGTACACCGTTTTTAAAATACAAGACGGTAAACTCGCGATTCATCCGCAGAGTGTGCAAGAGGTGGAGGCCGATCCGGAAGCCCCTCTCACGGAACACGAAGCCCTGACGGTACTCGCCCTCGCCGAACCATCCATCGGCATCGCGAGGAAAAATATTTCCTTCGCCGACAAGATTCGGAGAAAGATTCCACCTCACTTGTTGAAGAGGGTCAGGCGATTATTTTCCATGTAGGTGAGGATGCCACTCCGGATCACCCACCTGATGAAATTCAACTGTGCCAGGGTGGTTTGAATCTCCACGTCCGTCCCCGGTATCCGGTAGGAAATCTTGGACGAACGACAGAAAGGATCGAAGAAACGCTTACTGAAACCGTTCAGGGTGCTCTTGTACGCGCAGTGCACGGTGAAAATCTTCCCATCCTTGGGATAGTTTGTGAGATTCTTCTTCGCGTAGTTGGTGATGAACCACTCGATACTGCGGAGAGACGGGGAACCGTTCTTCTTGTTGAGGACGTTTATCAGCGTCTCCCGGTGGGTGGGGTCGCTGTAAAAGTCGTTGATAGAAGCGAAAAGCAATTCTGATTTTGTAGTCATTACCCTAACATGTCGTCTAAATCTTTAAACCCTGAGTCCATCATCTTATCGCACTCCGGACACCCACACACAAAACCCACGGAGGGATCGTGGGTGTGGAGGTTCGAATGCACCCTAGGAACAGGCGTGGGCGCCGTTGCTTTCTTTTGGTACAGGTGTAACTTGCAGTAGCCCTCGTACGAGCCCTCCCTCGTGCAACACGCCCCGTCTTTTTTCACCCCCCGACATTTCGTCCCCCCCGAACCGGTGCGCACGTCGGGAATCAGCGCCATCACGTCCATCTTGTTGAGGTTGTACGTGCGACACACCCGGTCAGCAAATTCTCGACACGCGTCATTCACCGAATTTTGAACACTCTCCTCGAAACAATCAATCAATTTTTTCGGAATGTTCTGTTCCATCCTTCTTATTTGTATTAGCGTCATAGTTTTTAAATAAGGATTCGATGGTGGTGGCCGTCTTCTTCTTCGCCTTCGCCCTCGGGGGTTTGTACCTGTTCGTAATCTCACCGAAGATTTCCTGTTTGGCACCGGGGACCAAGGGCTCGAGCAGATCAGACACCGGTGTGAGAAACTTATTGAGGTAGTAATAGTGATAGTCGATCGGGATATTGTTTTCCAAGACGTATTTCGGATCTTCACTCTTCTCGAAAGCCTTCGCCCGGTGACCGCCCTCGGTTTTCGTGAGGAGGAAAGGCACCCGATCGCCACTCCTCGGCTCCGATCCAGGTTTTCTTTCCCTCATCTTGTGCATCACCTGCACGTGCGCCATGCTTATGTCCGCGCTCAGGTAACGACCGTGTTCGTCGGTTTCCGTGATGCTCACCGGTTTTCCCTTCACCTTGTACGTGTCCGACAGGGACTGTGAGAGAATTAATTTGTCGTGTGGGACGTCTCCGGTGAGGAGTTCGAGCGCCCTCTCCCTCGCCAACTCCACCGCAGGCTTCGCGTCTTTGCTCTCCAAGATGATGTTCAGGAGTTCCTTGCACACCTCCCGAACGTGGGGGGTGTTATCTCTCCGGACGAGACTCAAACCCTTGACATCCACGTAATCCATGTGCATCTCACCATCCTTTCCCTTGGTCCACAGTTTGGCCGCGTATCTTTTCTTACTGTAGAGGATGTATGGGTAGTAGACTTTCTCCAACTCCAAATCGTTTGGTTTCTTGAAGAGGGCCGTGCACTCCTCGGCCGCCTTTTCTCCCAATTGCCAACTGTACTCCACGGCGTCCATACCGGTTCGACCCTCGCAATCAAACTCAACCATGACTGAGTCCGTGTTATGAACAACCATGTGACCCGGACCTACGTGAAAATGATGGGACTCTGTCGTCAAGTCGTACACGTAATCGGATGTGTTTCCAAGTTGCTCAATTTTTTTAATGGCCAGTGGATTGCGTCGTTGTTTTCCATTTGTGCACGTCTGTCTGAATATTTGTTCTTTATCATCTCGACAGTTCAGTGAGACGTTGTAACCAAGTCTCCGAGCAAGAAAGCATAAACCCAAACTTCCCTCCTTGCCTTTCATATCGAAACGCGTGATGGTCTGCGTTCGGTCCTTGTCACCATCCGATAAATAATACCCATCCCAGAATGACTTGACAATGTCAAGAGGTGCATTCAGTATACACGGAGGCACTATCTTTTCCTTGTGTGCGTTGTAAAACAGTGCACGATACCGCAAAGTCACATCTTTTATGTTTCCGGTTGGTACCAACTTATACACACCACTGGACTGCAACGTATCCAATATTTTTGTTTCGAATGGACACAACTCTTGCATCGTAGTGAGAATTGTTGTGTTTGAATTATTCAGTGCCCATGTATATTTTTGACCGTAATGGCCACATGACCCATCACCCAAAAAGAAACCCATGACCTTTGCTTCTGCATTTGTGATGTGAGTCTGAATTTCGCATTCAAATGCACGTCCACAATCGTGATGAAGAAGTTCAACACCCACGGCGACGTCACCTGGTTTCATCTCGCGTTTGTCAACTGACAATAAACTGTGGTCTTCAGTGACATCGGCGACCCCTGTGTGAGTCAAAACTCTGAATATCTTCTTTTCCGTTTTATGTCGAATAACTTGTTTTATTTCGGTAAAACCAGTATCACTCCACACTTCGATTCCTTCAACATCGGAGAATTCTTTGCCATCAGACCTCGATTCGTATGTGGATACGAGTGCATCGATTCGAGTGGTCTTTATGACACCATTCCTGTCTCTTATTAAGAGAGCTGAATCCGGTGTTACGGAATCCCCGTACCTCACCCTCGCATTTGGAAAATTCTTTTCCACGTACTGCTTTGTTTCGTCGATCATACTCCTGCCCTTGGCCGTCGTCGTCGCTGCGATCTCGCAACATGGGAGGATCCCGGACTTGACACCGGTGAAGCCATACATACTGTTCATACTCACCTTGTAAGCCAATTGACGACCATCGTAAATCTTCTTCATGAAACCCGTGGCCGCGGCCATGTCCTTCTTGGCCTTTTTCCGGAAAGCCTTCAACTCGTTCAGAATTTCGGGGAGGATGCTCGGCACGTTTTGGGCGAACCGGCACGTGACCCCACCCACGTCGAACTCCTCGTATTCCACGCCGGGCACGTTGGCGTACACCGGATCCTTCACCAAGGTGGAGTAACACAGATTGTGGGCCATCATGATGGATGGATACAGGGAGGCGAAATCGAGGGCAGTGATGGGATTGTAGTACGCCCCAGTCTGTGCCTCCAAGACCGTGGCGCCCACGTAATTTTCTGGAATGACTATTTGCTCCTTCCCGAAATATGTCTTCTCAGTTTTGTAATCTTTGTAAATCGTGGGAACTTTAAAACCCAACTCCTTGGCCTTTTTGGTGAGTTGAGAGAACACTTTGATTTGCTGTCCACGGGTGACGAGGAAATCAATGGGCACCCACGTGGCGTTCGCCATCTCCAGGAGATTCAGGAGCGTACACAGACGCTTCATCAACCGGTGAGGCAAAAGGGTATCTTTGATGCAGTACTGCGCCACCTCCATCAACTCGTGTGGTGTGCCCTCTTTGTATCTCCGGAACATCTCGTGGGGTGTCATGTCAATCTTGGCGTCACCCAAATACAACTTACTCACAGAGTTCAGGCTGTAACTATCCAATTTATATCCCTTCTTCACCTCCTGAAACAGATCAAACACGAATCGACCGCTCATGGGTAACAGGAGGAGGACGTTATCCCCGAGAGCACTCGAAGACAATATTTTTTCCTGCAACTCAGATTGTTGTCCCCGGAGACGACCGAGGTAAAAGAACTTTCTCGCCTGCAACATCACCGCTCTCCGGTAGAGATACTGAAGATCGAAGCCAAAAATGTTCCATCCAGTGAGGATGTCGACGTTGTTATCGTGGACATACTGCGTGAACGCCTCCAGAAGGTCCTTCTCCGTGTCGTAACTCACGATGTCCCCGGATTCAGGGTCCGGTGCGGTCTCCTTGTAGCACAGGCACGTCTTTTTGTATGGCTCGTCGCTTCCCAAGTGACACAGGGTGACGGCGATCTGAAAGCACGCGTCTCCGGGCACCCGGGGGGAGGGGAACTTCCCAGTGCTCGAATTACACTCGATGTCCACACTCGCGACGACGAAGGGGGCGACGTCGTCCCGGTCCACCGGTTCGAGGGTCGTCCAGTCGTTGCACCACAGGTCGATGTCGACGTCCGCCTTGTGCGCTCGCACACATCGCTCACCGGTGCGCACCCACCCAGTGGACTTGATCCCGGTGTCGTGCATGAAACGCAACACCGGATCGAGATTGGCTTCGTACACCTTAAACATGGTCGGACCGCGACCCAAATACACCGGACGCCTGAAAAAGTAATCGACCCTCTTTTTCGCTTCCAAGTTTCTGAAAACCAACTTAAGGAATCTCCTCTCTTCGTTATTTTGAAATCCCCACATGCACTTACCAACGCACATCTCGTGGCCGGTGACACTCTCCGGATACTTTTTCTCCAGAAGCGCCAGTATCTCCATCCTCGACGACGTCGAGTTATCAGGGAGACGAATGAAAAAGTACGGCGAAAAGTTCGTCGTCACACAGACCGACTGTCCGTCGTTGGTTTTACCGATGATGGACACGAGGTAGCCAAACCCGTCTTCATCATCCCTCGCTTCCCAACTCAGGGCTTGGAATTCAATCATCTTTGAAAAATATAGTCTGAATTTTTTATGTGTGTACTATAATAATCATGAGTGGCGCTTTGGTTGAACTCGTCAGCAGAGGTGTGGCTGATACCCACCTCACCGGTCAGCCCGAAATCTCCTTCTGGAGACAAAACTACAAGCGTTACAGCCCGTTCAGTATGAAGCCGGAGCGGATCGACTACATCGGGACGTTCGCTGGCAACAATGAGATTACGATCCCGATCACGTCGAAGGGTGATTTGTTGTCGTACGTGTGGATCGAGGCGCCGGGCATCGCGACGGCCGATACCGTGGGCTCCCCGAGCGCCACCGGTTTGCACGGCTCCACGGCGGCGAACCCGACTGAGTTTTCCCTCTGGATCGGGGGTCAACAGGTGTGCGTGCTGGACACCCTCTTCATCCAGGGCGTGCACAACGTCCTCTACAACACCGATCAAGCCCTCGCCTCCGGTGCCGTCACGACCTCCGCCGTCAAGGGCAACGCCAACGGTGTCACCGCCGGTTCCGGTGATCACTACTTCATTCCGTTCTTCTTCGGTAACGGTGATTTCACCCGATGCCTCCCACTCGTGGCGATGCAGTACCACTCGGTCGAGATCAAAATCAAGTGCAGAGATGGGTTCAACCCGTCCACCACCCCGCGAGTGTACGGCCAATTCATTTTCTTGGACACACCGGAGAGAGATTTCTTCGTGAAGAACGAACATCAACTCCTCATCACCCAGACCCAACACCAAATCGCCTCGAACACCGATACGGAATTTGACCTCACCTACTTCAACCACCCGTGCCGGGCGTTCCATCTCATCAACGCCAAATCTTCCGACTCCAACTGGGCGGACGAATACTCGTTCGACAAAGCTACGCTCTATGTCAACGGCGTCGCCCACTCGGAAAACATGTCAAATGTCTATCACCACACCGTCGTGCCCTTGATGCATTGCAGTGTCCTTCCGGAGGGTGAGTTGGACAACGTTCCGGTGTACACCTGGACGTTCTCGGCCAAGTTGAACTCCGCGCAACCTTCCGGTTCCATCAACGCGTCTCGCATCGACACCATCAAATTGAACGTCACGTCCCCCTCCGGTGGTAACAACATGCACAGAGTGTACGCGGTCAACTGGAACATTCTCAAAGTAACCTCCGGTCTCGCCTCTGTCATGTATGGAAACTAAACTAATGTGCTAAAAAATAAAAATTCTCTTTTCATAAGACGATATGCTCTCTTACTTTTACAATCTTATGAAAAGGGTACCCTTGCGCCACAGTTACAGTTGGATCTTTGGAGAATAGTTCATCAGTTGTTGTTGTTGTTGTTGTTAAGATTGTTGAAATTCACGACATTGTTATTGTTGTTCGTGTATGTCGCGAAGCGTGCGAGCATATTGTTGAAGCGTGTCTTTTGTACTCTTTTCACATTGGCGCTCAATTCTTTAAAATTTCTTTTATTCCAGTTAATGTTCGAGTAACTGTTGTTGTTTTTATTTTGTTTGGCTTTGTTCTTCATAGCCTTCTTTTCCGTATTGTACCGGTTCTTATTCTGCCTGGCTTTCGCCACGTAAGGTGCCTTGTTGTTGTTTCCCAACTTTCTCCATTGCGCACCGAGTTCCTTGGCGACTTGAGCCACGGTGTAATTTGGGTGATTTTTCACAATGTTGGCACGACGATTTTTGGCAAAGTACATGTACGAGGAGAGTGCGCGTTTGGGCTTCGAGTTGTTAGTCTTCTTGGTGGACTTCTTCTTCAAGTTATTAGTCTTCTTGATAAGCTTCTTCTCCGTATTGTATCGGTTCTTATTCTGTCTGGCTTTCGCCACATAAGGTGCCTTGTTGTTGTTTCCCAACTTTCTCCATTGCGCACCGAGTTCCTTGGCGACTTGAGCCACGGTGTAATTTGGGTGATTTTTCACAATGTTGGCACGACGATTCTTGGCGAAGTGCATGTACGAGGAGAGTGGGCGCTTGGGCTTCGAGTTGTTAGTCTTCTTCGTAGCCTTCTTCGTAGCCTTGTAACGATTCTTATTCTGTCTGGATTTCGCCACGTAAGGCGCCTTGTTGTTGTTTCCCAACTTTCTCCATTGCGCGCCGAGTTCCTTGGCGACTTGAGCCACGGTGTAGTTTGGGTGCTTCTTCACAACACTGGCACGACGATCCTTGACAAAGTGCATGTACGAGGAGAGTGGACGCTTTGTCGGTGTGTTTTTCATCAATCGCTTGAGATTGATCTTCGGTTCGTTTCTCTTCGCCTTGATGAGGGGGCGATTTATTTTGTCAAATCCGGAAATGTAGAAGTTGTTGTTATTGTTGTTCTTTGGTTCGTTCTTCTTCGCCCTGATGAGGACTGGTTTATTCGATTTGTTTTTCATCATCATTTCTATAACATGTTGTGTGCCATCCATTACCGCCAGGAAGGAAGAAGTGTATCTTTTCAAAGTAGACGGTGTTGGTGCAGTTTTAAACAGCGCTCGATGCATCTTAGTAAGAAATATTTTCAGGTGTTGTTTGTAGATCGCCCACGTCGGTGAGGGTTCGGTGTCTCTGAAGTTTCGATAGTTAGCAGTTTTAAGAGCATTAATTCCTCCTGGCTTAAATCGTCCATTCTTATCGAAAATATTTCCGGTGATGTTGACCTCATACTGTCCCGAAACATAACTTCTATCATGAATTCTATCTCTCGAATAAATACCTTTCTTATACTGTTTTTGTATAAAACGTGCGAGCAACTTAAACATCTTTTCATAGTGTTGAAGCCTTCCATCGTAAATTTTTTTGAAAACCTTGAAATTTTTTAACCCTTCAAAATCTCTTAAAATGTCTTCTTTGAGGGCAAAGTACACATTTCCCCGGTATCCCATCCTTATATCGTGTACTGTTACGTGAGATTATTTTTCCGAGGGAGTCGAACACCAACACTCCGGAGGGAGTCCATTTTTTCCCGCGACAGGGGGGTGTCCGGATCCTTCTGGTACTCCAGCCACATGTATAGTGCACCCGTGCCGTCTTCCTCGGACAGGATGTCAACGTGATTGTGTTTCCTATAAAAACTCGCCAACTTGGTGAACATCGTGAGCCATGTGTCGTCTGATGGGGTGATCCACAGATTTTTGTTTCCCGGATCTTCAATGAATGTGACACAATCCTCCAAAAAAGTGTCGAAAAATTCATTGTAATCGTTGTCGTACACCTCCACATTCGGTGGATCTATCAACAATTCAAACTCATGAAGTTCCACCGGATACGCCCAACCCAACATCTCCATCGGATCCGTGGAATCCATGACATGTCTCAGCATGTCCGCAGTAAGTAAACCGCGTCCTTGTTTTTTCTTTTCCTTTTCATGCTTTCGCGCACCCTGAGCAAAATACTCCTCGCGAGCCAACATGTAACTCTTTTTCATGATCATTTCTTGTATCTCGACCGGTAACGTGTCCCATAAAGAATTCATCTACCACTATATTAACTCAGAAATTATTTCCGGGTCTTCATCAATTCCTTTTTCAACGTGCGCCTGATGAAGGCGTTCAGGGATTCCCGCGCCTTCTTGTTCAATTTATATTTTTGGAACGTCGTGTTCTTCTTCAAAAAGTCATCGATGAGTTTGTTGTAATTGTTCTTCGGAGGCATATATAATATATACGATATTATAAATTATTCATCCTCGAGTGCACAGCACGTGCCCTTGAGACGCATCATGCCTTGGTCGTTTTCACCGTACTTCACATCGGTGAGAACCTTGTTACGGCCACAGTCAAGCCACTGCAAATCGAGAGCGGTGATGGGACCCTTGTTCGGATCACGCTCGTTGTTGCGCACGTTTTTGTATTCATTGGCAGAGCCCCACCCCTTGTGAATCTCGTCGGTACCACTGGCCCTCGCGGTGATTTCCGTACAGGATTGCTTGTTTATGGGGGCGTTACTACAGTTGTAATTAATGCGCATGCGATCACCACCGACATTCTCCCACTGCATCTTTGAAATACCACCGGTTCGGCAAGACACATCAAGTTTGCGGAACTTGTCAGCCATGGAAGAACTATCACTCGTGTTGATGGTATCGGTCTTCTTTTCCCGGACACCCGGTAACAAACCCTGAGTACAGTTACTGTAATACCAGAATCTACCGTTACCACCGTTCGGATGATCTCTGTGGTGTCGGTGGAAAGTCATGAAAGTCGCAGCACCATCGTCACCGCAATCGAAGCCAATCTTGTCCATAGCCTTGAATTGATCGGAGCAACTACCTGCACCATTGCAGTCGTCAAACACTGCACCCCACTGCCACGCACCCTTTTCCCACCTGTAAGAATTCAGCATACCCACGTGCTCCCTCACGGAACGACGAATCTTCCACTTTTTCATCAAGTACGTCTCGAGTTTTCGAATGGTGTCCTTGTCCAAGACTTCGTCGAAAAATAACACCTCACCGGCTGACCAGTCGGGGGTTTGTTGACCCCACCAATGTTGCTTGTGTACACCATTTGTATAATCACCGTAATTAATACTTATTTGCGACGGTACGATTGCTTCATCCTTGATGAGCCCAGAACGTTGAATACCATTCACGCGGTATGACAATTTTTGATCCGTGACAAGCACCCACTCATCAGCCTTGTGGGTGGTGTGACCGTTGTGAGAAATCCACTCCGTGCCGGACCGGTGCGCACCGGACATACTGTTTCTGCTTTGTGGACCGGGCTTTGCTGCCCATGGCCACGACCAGTGACCCCCGACATAGTTGGCACCGTTGCCGTACCCGTCAAACATGCGTCCTCCCGAATCGTCAGCATTGTACTTAACCACCGCCAACATGGTGTATTTCTTCCCGGTGGTCATCACGGCCATCGGGAACCGGACACCCTTCTCGGGTCCACCCAATACATACTTTAAACCATTGTCATCCTCAATGACCTCCGGATAACCTAAAATTTCATCCGCGTCATTCTTTTTACCACTCGTATCCTTCCACACATTGTTTTCTTCGTCGAAGGAGTCCCCTGTGTACTGCCCAACGAGGGATTTTATAGATTTCGGATCGATATCCGGTTCATCCTCGGAGACCTCTTCTTCGACCGCCTCCGGTTCCTCCTGTTGCATCTCTTCATCGGCCTCGATCTCGACACCGGTACCCGCACCCTGGGATCCTTGGTTCAACATTTCATCCGTCTGCTCTTCGGCGGTCACCGGTGCATCGACTTGGACGGTCGGTCCATCCGCATCACCACCCATAAATAGATACAAAACCACGAGGAGTATCACTACAACGACGACACCACCGATGATGGCCGTCGACATCTTAGTATAGTATTGCCATACATTTTTTTTGACATCACAAACTTAAAGCCGTGTCGTTCTGATACATCATGCTGGATTACACGAGTGATACTCAAATCACGCTAAAAGTCGGTCAAAGTGCCAATGAGAACGACGACTTGAGGGCGGACGCCGACGGGGAGTGGTGGTGGTTTCACGTCACGAATCATCCGGGGGCTCACGTCTTCGCCTGTGCCCGCACCCTGGACAGGGAAACCAAGAGGGACGCCGCCGTGTTGGCGGTGCATCACAGCAAGGCACCCAAGACGATGAAGATGACACCGGTGGACATGTGTCGCGTCAGGGACGTGCACAAGCGCCCGGGGGCACCCCACGGTCAAGTCGAGATAGAGAACGCCACGATACTCACGGTGTTCATGAACAAGGCTGTGGAAAAGGCGAGGTTAGGGAGACTCCTCACAGGTTTAATATCTCAAACTAATGTAGAATGAACAAGTTGTCATTAATTTTTATTTTTTTGTTCATGGTCGTCGCGATATCCATAGTCGCCACGGCGTATAGTGTCTGGAGTAATCAATCCCCCGCTCCCGCGCCGGTGCCGGCGCCGGCGCCAGCGCCAGCGTCAGTCTCCTCCAGTGAATCAGAGACGGTCGACCGCACTGGTCCATCTCCATCTACCAGTGCCAGTGAATCAGAGACAGAGACGGTCGAGGAGGGACGATGTGGCCCAAATCACGGTGACAAGAAATGCACGGGCACACAATGTTGTTCGAAAACGGGGTGGTGTGGAGGAGAAAAGGGTGTGAATTCAAACTGGTGCGTCAACATAAACAAAGGGTGGTGGAGTGGTAAGTACGATGGCGAGGCAGAGGCACCGGCTCTCGTGATCTCGGACTCGGGTGGTTACAACATACATAAGGGCAAGTACCTTCCCACGGCACGGGGCACGGACGTTGACTGGGCAACTGGTCAGGTGAGACCGACCTTCGGTCGTGCCGTGACCGGAGTCCGATTTTGCAAAACAAGGTGCGATGAACTGGACGCGTGTAAGGGTTTCACGTACAAACCCGCCGTCATTCCAAAACAAAGAAGATGTTGGCTGAAAACGGACATGGTCCAGACGGCAACCCTGAGCGATTCTAAAAAATACGACACCTACATGAAAGAATGATAGGGTCACAGGCGCTTAATGTTCAGGAGAAGGACGACCCTCCTCCCCGAACCGGTGTTTGACACCGAGTGTTCCAGGGCGTGATCGAACAAAATCTCCTCCCTCGTATTTTGTGAAAAGTCTCCGGAGTGGGTGTGTAACACACTGCGGGTCGTCCCCTGGAGGACGAGTTGATACCTCAACTGCACGTTCGTCTCCGCCCGGTGCGGTGGGAGGTGCATGGGTTTCTCCATCACGGCCACGATTCCGTCGTCCTCCACGCACGGAATACTTTTCAGGAGTGTGTGTAGTTTCGGGAACTCCTTCACCGATATGAAATAATAATCGGGATTGTACTCGAACCAGGGATCGTCGTCGTGAAACCACGTCTTCTTCGCGTGCGCCTCCAAGAGGTAGTACTCCTCGCATATGTCGTTGAAGTGTGCCATGATCTTCCACAGCCCTGGGAAATCTTTCACCCTGTAGTAGTGCTTGGACAGAAAGAGATCGTACAGGAAATTCCGGATCGCCACCACGGGTCGAAGGGGGCGCTGAAAGTAAAGGGTGTCCACCGGTGATTTGAAATAATCGTAGGCGATGATCGCCACCAGCAAGAGTACCAAAAACATTTTCTCTACTGATACTATACAAAAATGCCAGGTTCCATGTACGCAGGCCGCGAACGTTACGCCCCGAGCCCGGCTGTGGGCACCGAGACTATGGAGCAACGCTTCCAACCGGGACCGTCCCTCCCGTTCACCCTCAACCAAGCGGCGATCGCGGGCGTCGTGGGTTTCTACGCGTACTCGTACAAGACCCTCAAGCGCGACCAAATGATCATCCTCGCCATCGTCCTCGCCGTCCTCGTGTACCGAGAACGCGCGGAAAAGTACTGCCCGATGTGCAACCGTTAAATTTCTTAGACAACAGTAATGAAGGTGATCCTCCGGAGAAGCCCGAAACCTGAGAAGAAATGGAGAGTCCTCCTCCCCGATGGGAAGACGGTCGACTTTGGATCGAGGGGGATGTCGGATTACACAATCCACCGAGACGCGAACCGGATGAAACTTTACGTCAGGAGGCACGGTGGGGTGATGCCTCGTGGCGAAAGGAGTACAAGGGAGAGATGGAACGATCCCACGACCGCCGGTTTCTGGAGCCGGTGGCTTCTGTGGTCCAAGCCCACGCTCTCCGGTGCGAAGGCACTGATTCGTAAAAAGTTTGGAATCACCGTATAACACCCCTACGGCGAAGATTGGCGACGGTCTTTCTCATTTGCGCGTTGCGTTTCTTTTCCTGTTCGAGTTTTCTACGAAGGCGAGCGTTGATTCGTTTCTGAACATTCCGTTGATTCACGAGTCGTGCGATGATTTTCGCTTTCGTCTTCGAAATTGCGCTTTGTCTTTTCATTATGTAATATATACATATTTTTTGTTCACCTTCACTGCTTTACCATGTAATTGCGGATGATGAGGTCTTTGTCCTCCTCGACCCTCCCCATGTAGGCACCCAAGACTTGTGCCACGGTGACTTTTTTCATCTTCGTCACCGACCACACCTCGGCCTCTTCTGTGGCAATGGCCTCCTCCAGTCTCTGCCACAGACTCCGAAACCGTTCGTACCCCGCGTCCGTGATTATTTCACCGGAACGAATCTTCTTTGCATATCTCTTCGTCATCTTTTCATACTTATCGGCGCGATACTCCCTCACCACGTACAGGTCGGTACCCGGAGTGTACCCCAGTGGCGTTGACACGGCCAATATGGCCACGGCGATGAGGCACACCATGTAGACGTAGTAAAGCATCTTACTAGTAGTAGAGAAAATTTCAATATATTTTTTTGAGAGTCAAAATCAGATGAAACCCCTCCTCAAGTGGGTGGGTGGGAAAACACAACTCCTTGACGACATCCTTCCCCTGTTTCCGAGAAATATCCGGACGTACCACGAGCCCTTCGTGGGTGGGGGTGCCGTGCTCCTCGCTGTTCTCTCCGACCCCACGATACGGGTTCAGAGGGTGCGCGCCTCTGACCTCAACCACCACCTCATTCAATTTTACAAAGACATTCAGGCACACCCAGCCGAACTCCACAGGGAGATTCACCGGTTAGTGGAGGCGTACGAGCGGAGTGGGGAGGGGAAGGAGGCGTACTATTACGAACAGCGAGAGCGTTACCGGGGAATGACGCCGTGTGTGCAGGCGAGCGCTCTGTTTTACTTTCTCAATAAATCCTGTTTCAGGGGATTATATAGGGAAAGCAAGAAAGGATTTAATGTTGGCTATGGACACGACTACAACACGCGTCCGGTGACTCCGCCCCTGGAAGACTTGCGTGCGATGAGCGCCCTCCTCGAACCGGTGGAATTCAGGGCGTGCGATTTCTCCGAAGCCCTCCGGGACGTTGGGGAGGGTGACTTTGTGTACGCGGATCCCCCCTACGCCCGGGAAAAATCGACGTCGTTCACACAGTACAACGCTCAGGGGTTCGATCAAGGCGCCTTTTTCATGACGTTGAGAAAATGCAAGACATTCGTCATGAGTAACGCAAACGTGGAGTGCGTGAGGCAGGCGTTCCAAGATTGTTCTATTACAAGCGTGCAGGCTCAGAGAAAGATACACAGTAAGAATCCAATGACGCACACGTCAGAGCTTCTTGTAAGATCCTTTTAGGGTTTTTTAAAAATAGACAAAATTGTGTATATCTTCAGATCTTACGCTCGAGAGGTGGGCACCTTCACGCCACGACACGACGCCGACGACGCGATGCGCGTGCCGCTCCACACGTGCAAGCACGAGGGATGCACCAACAAGGCTAACTTTACCTGTTTGACGAACATAACTCATTACGTGTGCAAGGATCACGTCGAACCGACGAAAAGATACATACCACTCCGGCGGCTGTGCGTCGTGTGCAAAGAGACGGCACCCACGTGGGGACTCCCCGAAAAGTTGCCGGCGACGCACTGTAAGAAGTGTGCGGAGACGTTTAACAAGTCAGAGCCCGACCTCGTCACACCACTCGTGTCTCTCCGGAAGAAGAGGAAAGCGTCTTCGCCACCACCGCGGTCAGAGTACATGAACGAAGAGTTCGATCGAGAGGAGTCAGACGATGAGAGTGAAGAAATCGAGGTGCCCGAGACCCACAAGCCGACCATCCGGCCTCGGTGTCCGAAGGAGAAGGAACTCTTCGACGAGGCGAGGCGTATCGTCGACGTCATCGACGCCCTCTCAACACCCCTCCGGGTCGCCGTGAAAGAATTGCTCGTGACGGAGAGTGTTAGGGTTTTGCACCAGGAAGAAATAGGACGTTCTCGTGTGTATAAGTTTGTCACAGGCGACGACCCTAACGTGCAGAGGATTTAAGGCAAAGCAACGTAGTTTTCCCAATCCAGGTATTTAAACGTCTTGTAACCTAATTTCACCAATTCAGCAAACGGAGTCGGAACGTGCTCGAGTTCAACGTCGCGAGGATCCAGTGTGGTGTGATTGTGTTCGAAGCATATTACCGGTTTGAACTTTTTAATCGTCTCCTGTCCACCCTGAATCACCAATCCCTCCGCGCCCTCGACGTCTATCTTCATGTAATCCAAACCGGGAAGGTCGAGTGAGTCGAGTGTTTTGACGTCAAGCTTTTCACCACCCTTCCCTATACCCAACCCCCCCTTGTTCCAACCCATGTGTGCCTTGTCTTCGACCGTGTCAAGCCCTTGCATCTCCAACGTGCACTCTTTGTGTCCCAGTCCACAGTTGTGAAGATGTATCCGGTCGGTGTACCCGTTGAGGTTCACGTTTGTATTCAACAAGTCGAACAATTTCTTCTGAGGTTCAAACGACCAGATGCGCGCCTCTGGATTCATTCCCGCGTATGAAATGGTGTGACATCCGATATTCGCGCCAACGTCCACGATGTATTTTGATTTCTCCACATATTCCTTCAACATTCCATTGATGATATGATGTTCATAGACGCGTCCGGACATCATGTGATTTCGAATGTAACAATCATCAAAATCGATTTCAAAAACACCGTTGGGGGTTCGAATCATTATTCAAAAAATAAAGGATGCTCTCTTTAAATACGTCCGAACAGATACGGCCTCTTCTTCGCACACATCGCCGGGGAGAACGTGATCTCCCCCAGATAGTACTGTCCCTCGCTCTCGAAAAAGTCCACGCGCACCAACCGGATGGGACTCTTCGCCAGTTCGTTTATTTTTTTGTACACGTCACCGGAGACACCCACCAACTCTCTCGGGGCGTCTTCCGGGTATTTCACCGTCTCCACCCCTCGGTAGAATTCCTGGAAGAAGACGAGTTTTCCGTCCACCACGTGGAATTTCAAATCCCTCACGTCACCCAGATGTTCCTCGATGATGATGGTGGGATCGTTGTATTCGTAGTGGAGTTGACGCCTCCTGTCGGTGCTTCCGGTCTCGTGAAACTTCGTGGCGAGGAACTTTCTCGCCCGTCCCTTGATCTTCCGCGGTTCCACCACCCTCTTGTCGTTCACCACGATGTTCATGCGAGACCCGTGGGTGTTCTTGAGGACGTACCGGTTCGGGCACTCCTCGCTCTCCAGGTATTTCTGCAGGGCGACGACATCTTTGGTTTTGTAGTGGGTGCGTGGCAGGAGGTGGGCGTGCTGTGGGAGGTGTTCCCGAACCCACGCCTTCATCATCTCCTTGTCCGAGAGGTGACCTTTCAGTTTGAGTTCCACCCCGAGTCCCTCCGCACATATTTCGTTGTATCGGACACTCGACAGATGATAATAGTACACGACTAAGATCAAAATAGTCGTGACCAATAGCCAGAACATTATAATATACATATATATAAAATGAAGGTCAAGGTCATTGTGGCGGTCATCATCGCCCTCCTCCTGTTATACACATTCACCGGTCGTCAACTCTTGAGTGCCCGGGAGGCGAGGGCAAAGATCGCCTCGGGAGAGATCTCCGCAGTCGTCGACGTTCGTACCTCCGTGGAGTACTCGAACGGTCACTACCCTGGTGCCATCCACATCCCAGTGAATCAAATCTCACGGGAAACGACGACCACGCTTCCCCCGCGCGGTCTCCTCGTGTACTGCAACACCGGTCAACGCGCCAGATACGCAGCCAATAAACTCTCGTCCCTCGGATTCAAGGACGTCTATTACATCGCGTGCACGTACACATGTCTGTCATCGAACAACTGAGGGACCGACTCCAGTTGGGACGCGCCAAATACGGCCACGGCGTGCGCGTGGACGACGATCCGCGCACGTGGGGGTGCGTGAAGAATTCTTGGTTCGAGATGGCCCGGGAGGAGTTCCTCGATGGGATCATATACTGTGTGGCCGATTACGTGCGCACGAACGAGAAGAAACGCTCGAGGAACGAACCGGACGATAACGACAGGATTCTCCGGTTTGTCGACGCACCCGCGACGATCGAATCTTTGAAGCATCGCCGGATCGTTTTGCTTTTGAAACAACTTATAGAAGATTGTCAATAATTACACAAATGAAATCATTCGCGTGGTACGACGAAGATGAGTGTGACAGGGTGATGCGTCGCCTCGAGAAAAAATGGTTCAAGGCGAGGGTGACGACCCTCGGATACAAACAATTCGGAAAAGACATCTGCGACGTCTTCACCCCCGTCGAAATAAAAAAGGGAACCCTCGGGATCGCGTACCGAGAGCACGTGGACGATTTGTACGCCCTCCGGACGCGGATGAAACAACTCGGGTGCTACCGTGACTACGAGCAGAGGTGGAGGAGCGTGCGGGCACAGATGCGCGACGCCAGGGATCTCATCGCCCTCCACTACGATATCATCGACCGAACCGGAAACGATCAAAAATGTGCACACCAGCCCTGAAGTTGAAATACAAAATCATACACAGCGCGTCCGATATGTCGTGTCTCCTCTCACCCTCTGGTATGTCCCACGTGATGTAGCGGGAAGCGATGGACTCCGTTCTCTCCTTTCGCGCGTCGTAATCGAGGTGACGCATACCAAAGTGTGTGTGAAGACTCACCGGTGACACGAGGATGACCCTGTCGCGAAACATGTAGTGCAGGAGGGTCTGGATGTTGGTGAACCCACCGGGGGGTTGTCTCTCGATGAGAATTTTTTCGGCGGCGTCAAAGGTGGATTGGTAATCCTCCACGAAAAGGGGCACGAGGTCGGCGATCTCGTTCGTGGGGGCGTTGTATTTGTAATCTTCGAGGCTCACTCTCTTGACGAAATCGACGGTGACCCCGTCACCCTTGAGCGGACACTCGGCGAGGACGATACCCATGTTGTGATATCCGATGTCAATCGATAAAACTTTCATGCATTACAAAGTTATTCAGTTTGTTCTTTAACCTCGACCTCAACTTCCTCGACACCCCCTTCGTGAATATTTTTCAGGAACCGGAGCGACCCCTCGAGGCGGTGCACCTCTTTGGCCATGTCCTCCATGCGTTTGATGGTTTCCTCGATGTTCTCCGCGATGGATTTCTTCGGGATGACGTGGTCGAGCGCTTTGAGTTTTTCTTCGTCGATCTCGAGTTCCTCGACGCCCCCGTTCTTGAGGCTTTGTAACAACTGGAGTTGACCCTCGTAGCGAAGAATCTCCCTGTTGAACTCGATGATTTGATTCGTCGTCCCCTTGATGTTTTCTTCGATGGAAACCTTCTGCATATTTACTATGTTGTGTTAACATAACGTGGTGATTTTTTAAGTCTTATAAAGGGTGCACTCGTAAAGTTATTATTACAGCATGTTGTGTCGTTCGGGGTACATCGTGGACAAGTGTCCCCAAATCGGTGAAATTAAAAAAGAACTCACTGTTAGACCGATCGTCAATGGGGAGTTTGGTTTTCCTCCACCACCTTTTAAAGTATACAGAGCAACGAAGACTGGAATCTGCGTTCCAAGATACTTCGGAATTGATCGATTTGGAGAACCTCAGTGCGATAAACGTCCCGAACCGGAAAGAATGCACGTCAAGTTCACGGGGACCCTCCGAGACAGCACCCACCAGAACACCGCACTTGCGAAGGCTATCGAGGCGGGTCACGGGGTTTTGTCGCTTCCGTGTGGATATGGGAAAACCACGGTGGCCCTGGCGATCGCGTGTCGCCTCCGGTACAGAACCATGATCATCGTGCACAAAGAATTCCTGGCGAATCAGTGGGAGGAGAGGATCAACTTTTTCTGTCCCGGCGCTCGAATAGGGAGGATACAACAAAAAAAATTGGAGGTGGAGGGGTGTGACTTCGTCATCGCCATGCTCCAGAGCCTTTCCCTCAAGGAGTACGACTTCAAGGATTTCGACAGCGTGGGGACGGTCATCGTCGACGAGGCGCACCACATTTGCGCCAAGGTGTTTTCCCAGAGTTTATTCAAAATGTGCCCGAAACACATATTCGGTCTGAGTGCCACACCGGAGAGGAAGGATGGTCTCACGAAAGTTCTTCACTGGTTCATGGGGAAAACATTCTTCAGCGTTGAGAGAAAAAATAATCAAGACGTGGAGGTGTTTCCGGTGACGTACGAACACCAGATGTTCCGAGATCCACCCCCGTGCATGAGGAACGGGAAAATAAGTCTGCCGAACATGGTCACGCAATTGGTGGAGTTGAGGGACAGGAATCAAATGTTGTGTGGCCTCATCAAAAAAGCGAGCGCGGGTACCCGGAGACTCCTCGTCTTGAGTGAGAGGCGTCAACACTGCGAGATGTTACACCAGGTGTTTAAAAGTTGTTCCGGGTTGTACATGGGGGGGATGAAACAAAAAGATTTGGAGGAGAGTTCAACCAAGAAGATCATCTTCGCCACCTTCTCCCAAGCCCACGAGGGGTTGGACATCCCAGCCCTTGACACCGTCCTCCTCGCGAGTCCGAAGAGTGATATCGTCCAGTCGATCGGGCGGGTGATGCGAGAGACCGCCGGTAAGCAAAACAACCCACACATTTACGACGTCAGGGACGATTGGAGCATTTTCACAGCCATGTATTACAAGAGGTTGAAGGTGTACAGAGCCGGTGGATTTAAGATTCACGGGAAAGTGCCCGAACCGGTGGACGAGCCCATGGTGAAAGGGTTTTCTTTCGAAATTTAATTGTAGAACTACTGTAATAAGGAGAATGTCTTCCGGTGGCTCCACGATCAGTTTGATCTCGAAGGGAATTCAGGACACCTATCTGAACACCGATGAGTTGTCTTCGAGTCTGTTCAGGAAAAAATTCACGCGACACACCAACTTCTCGCAAGCCCCCAAACTGATCAAGACCGTGACGGACACGGACACCACCATCGTCATCCCACACTGGGGTGACCTCGTGAACGCGATCTGGTTCGAAGGTCCGCAGTGTGCCACGAAATTTTTTGTGGGGAGTACGATCGATCTCTACATCGGTGGCGTCAAGGTGGATTCCCACCCGTACGAGTATCTGAGCGATATTTGGACCAATTACCTCGCGGACACGTGGACGAAATCCACGCTTATCAACAACAAGGCGTCACAGAGTATCCAGGGATTCGTGCCCCTCCACTTTTTCTTCTGCGACGGTGGGTCCCTCCCACTGTGCGCGCTCGCCTTTCACGAGGTGGAGATTAAAATTACCCTCGGAAACGTCTCCAGTCTCACCGACGCCCAAAAGAGTATCAAATGTTACGCGAATTACATCTACCTCGACACCCCGGAGAGGACTGACATCATGACGCGTCCGCTCGACCTCGTGGTGTCCCAACTCCAACACCTGGTCCAATCACCGATTGAGTACGTGTCGAGTAACGCCACGGAGACGGGTGGGGACAATAAGATTGATCTGAGTCAATTCAACCACCCAGTACGCTCGATTTTCTGGGGCGTGCGGGCCCTCCAACCGGATTCCGTGAACGACAGGTTCACCTTCCGGGACGCGACTTTGCAGTTGAACGGGGTGCCCCTTTTCGAACAGATGTCACCCCTCTATTTCAACGTGGTGCAAAACTTTTACAACGCACCCACCATCAACATCGAATACAGCGAGGCCGATTCCGTGCCGTTCTACACCCGATACTTTGGGTATCATTTCTGCACCCACCCGACCACGTACACGCCCTCCGGTTCGGTGAACTTTTCGAGACTCGATTCCGCCAGACTCGACCTCACCGGTGTGGAACTCGGTGACGAGAGGTACGACCCCGCGGCCATCGCCGCCGCGGGCATCACGGTGGGTGCGAACGATAACGACCTCAAAGTGTTCGCCCTCTCGTGGAACGTTCTACATCTGGAAGGAGGACTCGCCGGTTTAAAATTCTCGGCGTAATTTTCTTAATCTAATGTAGGATGCCGATTATAGGTAACACAGGGCGCTTCGACCAATTGTATCTGGCGAAGGTCGATCCCCTTGACGTTGAGAATGAGACTCGAACGATCGAGAACATTTTCACCGGAGACCTCGAGGCCAGTAACGTGTTCACGTCGAACATCGGTTTGGCGGGAGCCCTGAACCCAAGCCACAATTTCCAAATGGGGTCCAATCTTTTCATGGATGATTTGCGTTCGGATGGTATCTGTCTCGAGGTTCAGAAGAAGGTCCTCCTGCACGACGCCCTCTTCGCGTCACAGATTGGTATCAACAATCAAGCCCCTCAGTACGCCCTCGATATTTTAGATTCAAACGGACAGAGAGTTTTCTTCGTCGACGTCGATAATCCCACGAACGCCATCACCGTCGATGGTGGTATCGCCATGGGCGCCCTCACGGCGCGTAGTGCCATCATAGGTAACGACACGTCGAACGTCGTCATCGACACGACGAGTAGCGATCTCCTGGTGGTGAATGGAAATCTCTTAGCGTCAAAGGTGACCGCCATCGACGGTCTCTCGTTCGGTTCCAACATTTTACTCAACGATACCGCGGCGACCGTCCTCGACCTCACCGGTAACGTCACCATGACGAATTCAATCGTCGAGATCACGGGAAACCTCAAAGTGACAGGAAACCTCGAGGTGACCGATTTCGCCACGTACACCCAACCCACAAACTTAGCGGTGGAGTCACCGGTGATTCAGATGGGGGTGGGGGCGACCGCCGCCACGGACACGGCCATTTTATTTCACCAATACGACGAATCGAACGCCTTCATAGGATTTCTCCACGACGTGACCACCCCCGCGGAATTCGTCGTGGGGAGGACCCAAGCGGCCCCGAATTTCGTCGAAATCACCCCGACCTCCGAGGAGGTGAACGTGCACGTGTTGGGGAAAGTCTTCGTCGACTCCAACGTGTGCGTGGGGAACACCAACCCACACCACCAGTTTAGCCTCGGATCGAATTTGTTCATGGAGGACACCGGGAGTAACGTTCTCTACACGTCTGGAAATATTCACGCAAACTACATCTCCGTGGGTGAACAAATCATCCTCGGGTCCAACGTCACGATCGACGACGACGGGGAGACCGTCCTCGAGGTCACCGGTAACGCGCAATTTTCCAATCTGTACACCTCCGAAAGGGTGATCATCGCCAACACGAATCCAGGACTCGAACACAGTCTGTGCATCGGGGACACCCTCCACGCGCACGCGACGCCCCACATGGGGAACGTTCTCGTCGTGCACGGAAACACGGTGTCGACCAATCTCATCGCCACGTCCAACGTCGCGGTGGGACGGCTCTCCCCGGATGAAACATTGCACGTCGAGGGGAACATCCGGATCGGTGGAACCGTGGGCGTCGACGACAATGCGGACAGATTCATCAAGAGCACCGGGCAGTTGGTCGTGCACGCCAACGACGCGGGCTCGGACGACGCGTACTCCGGTCTCGTCCTCAAGTCTGGGCCGACCGCGTCCAAGGTGGGTGCCATAGAAATCAGGGGAACGACCACCGAGAGCAACATCGTGTTCAAAACGAACGACGCCGAGAAGATGCGCATCTCCAACGATGGGTTCGTCGGCGTCGCGAACGTCGCACCGACCCAAGCCCTCACGGTGGGTGGAAACATTCAAGTCACCGGAACGAACGCTGGAATTTTCGGGAACGCCTTCTCCGAGAGTAACGTGTCCATGCGCCTGTACGCCGACACCGTCACCGGTGGGAGGACGCACCTCCAGAGCAGGGTGAAGGCTGGGGAAGGGTTTAACGTGACCGTCACGAGCGCCTCCGGTTTGGGAACGCCCAATGTGACGATCAAGGACACCGGGAGGGTCGGGGTGGGAACCACCCAACCGGAGGGTATCCTCCAAACGAACGGAGGGACGACCTCACCGGTGTACATCAACAAACAAGTGGTACAGAGGGGGAGTTTCACCCACACCGCCCCCCTCGTGGCGACGTCCACGCACGTGACGGATACCGTGGCCCTCCCCGTGGTGCAACTGTGTCGGGAAGGGAAATCCGCGGGGTCCGAACACGGGCAGAGGGTGGACTTGAAACTCTCGAAATTCGCCACCGGCACCAATTCTCGGACAAAGTTAGACTTTGATTTGGCGCACGCGTCCTACGACGCCGTGCGGATCATGACTCTCCGTTCGGACGGGAGGGTGGGCGTCGGTACGGAGACGCCGTCGGCCCCCCTCGAGGTGAAGTCCGGGGGGACGCAAAACATCGCCGGTAACGGTCTCCTCGTCAAGAACAGCGCCGAGGGGGAGGACTCCATCGTGACCGTGCAGACGGCCCAAACCGGTGCGACCTACGGGGACGCCTTCACGTCGTACGCGATCTATAACGCGGCCGTGAGTCCAAACTATTTCGGATGGTCCGTGGGGGTGGACAACAGAAATAACGCCCAGAAACATTTCCGAATCACGTCCAACGTCACGAGCGTGTCGAACGTCGAGGCCACCGCGTTCTTCATCGACGGCGATACCTCCAATGTTGGCATAGGCACCGATAACGCCGTCGCCAAGTTCACCGTGGACGGGGACGTGCAGATTGGGAATAAATTTTCCTTCAAGGGTCTGGAGTTCCAATCCGGGTCCTCCGACGACGACAAGAAAAACGGCACGTACGCGTTCGAACACACATTCCTGGAGGAGAGGGAGTACACGAACTCGGGGAGAAGTGAACTCCTCTTCTTCAAGGGGAACGATTTCGCCTCCGGGGGACCGGATCACATCAGACACGTGGCCGGTCGCCACATGTTTCAAGTGTACCGGGATGAGGTCGACGACGACATATTTCAGGATATTTTGGACGACGTGGACGACACGGCGACGAATGGGGCGACGTTTGAATCCGTGCCCGTGTTGACTATTTCCGGTTTGGGACAGAATAAGGGTCGTGTCCTCCTGCACCAAGGCGTCGGAGACGAGACCAACGCCGGGGATTACACGACATTCTTCATGGCTGGTGAATTCCTCGTGCGCCCGTTCAGCGATAGGAACAGTCGTATTTCCACCACCTACATGCACATGCTCTCCGACGACGCACAGACCCAAAACATCATCGACAGCGTCGAGGGTGGATACCAACTCATCTTCAAGACGGCGCCGACCGGTGCGGACACCGGGAACTCCGACGAGCGAATGCGCATCACGGAAGCCGGTCTCGTGGGCATTGGCACCGTACCGAACGCGAACCTGCACTGTTACAGCGGACTTACGAGCGTGGACGTCCTCAAGGTGGAATCGGCCGCGAGTGCCACGGGGACATCGAAGACTGGTATTCAGATTGTGAACGACGACGATTACGGTGCCCTCGTGCGTGGATTCAAAGACGTGACGAATTCTCGGTCTGGTCTCATACTGGGGACGACCCACAACGGCACCGAATCGGAGGTCGTCTACCTCACGAGCGACGACCGGGTCGGTGTGAACACGGACTCGCCCTCGACGGGATTTCACGTGTACGACACGACACCTCGATTCGAACACTCGTCCAGTAACGCCGTCGTGGAGTTGACGTCCTCCGGTGGTACGTCGAACATCCAGTGTGGGACGAACGGGGACGTCTACATTCATCCGGTGACCGACACCTCGAACGTCTTCGTCCAGGGAAATCTCCGGGTGAGTTCGAACATTCAATTCGATGGGACGATCGAATTCGGGGCGCAAGCCGGTCTGGGGATCGGTATCGCGTCCCCGGCGACCGCCCTGCACGTCGAGGGTGGATGTATTCTGAACTCGGACAACGTCGCGCGCAAGTCCTATTCGACGAGTTTCTTTTTGGCCAGTTCGAGTGCGCGTGACATTATTTTGAAATTCGACAAGGGACACTTCTACGCGAAAGTGAAAGCCATCCTGAGGGAGGCGAGCAACGGGAACAGGGTGAGCACGATGGTCATGGAACTCTCCGGTGGAACCACCGGGGGGACGACGGCCTCGTACGCCCCCGTCATCGGGACCAAGAATCTCTTCGGAAACAGGGATAACACCGAACCGTGGAGTTCTGACGTGAGCACGGCCGCCACGTCGGCTGGGAATTTCGTGTACCTCAAACCCCTCACCGCGGGGGTGCAGGGATCCCTCCAGCGCTCCTACTATTACGACGTGTATGTAAAAGTCATCTCCAGTAATTCCGCCGGTAAACTCCTCGCCGTGCAGTACGATCGCGTGTCGACGAAAACCATCCAAACCTTCGATTACTAATAACTCATTTGCATTCCAGGTTGTGGAATGGAAAAAAGTTTTTTTATTTCACAGTGTCCGAGAGCGCTAAGACAACCACACCCACGATGAAAAACAGAACTGCCATGTTGCACTCCGTTTGTTCGGTCTGGGATGGTTGAGTTTGCACGGGAACGCTTTTACGAATGACCCGAGGCGGTGGCTGTCTAGGCGCCACCCGCCTGGGTTCCTCCTCGTCCAGGGGAGCGAAACCAATCATATAGTAGTCTTACAAATTTATTTCAGTCTTCTTCTTCCTGGAACCACCCCGCTTCTTTCTCGTCACCGGTTTGACCTCGATGTCCTTGACCTCGTCCTCGTCGTCCTCGCCACCCCCCTTTTCGGAGACGATGTCGGACACGTCGTCCTCGACCTCCGGTTCCGGGTTGTACACCGTCTGGGGCGCACTCGTGCTCATCGGCGGCGGCGGTGGCATCATGATGTTCCCCATGAGGGAACTCAAATCCACACCCGGACCCTGCATCTCGTACGAACCGTCGGAGGGTGGGGCCGTCTGCGCGTTCGCGGCGTTGGCGTTGTTGGCCACAGTGTTTTGCACCGCGGACATCATATTCTTCACCAGGTCTGGATTTTGTTTGATGACTTGTCCCATGTTCGGAAGCGCACTCTTGAACATGGACGACGTGAGGTGATACATCATCGCACTGCCCGAAATCATCATGATGAGCTTAATTTCCGGTGCGACTTGCATTTTCGTGCGATATTTCGCATACAACTCCTCGAAAACACCGTCGTAGTCATCGACGTTTTCCATCACGCTCTCACTCCAACCGTCGAGGTGGATGTCCACCGGGTTGTACCTCTTGTTTAAAAATTCCAAACCGGTGACACACGCGATGAGCATGCGACGACTGAATTTCACGGATTGGTCAACCTCGATGCTGTAGGTGATTCTCTTCACCTCACTCCTGATGTCATCGATCGGGCTGTACATGCTCAATTTTTTATTGATCGTGAATCCCTTCTTTTCGAGGCGAGTCAACTTGTTCAGGAGATCCGCTTTCTCTTCGTCGATGGTCTTGTACCCGGCCGACGGTTGCTCCCTCGGGGGCTGGGTCCACCCACCCCCTCCACCACCGGGGACCGCGTCGTCCTCGTCGTAGTCCTCGTAGTCCTCCTCCGGATACGCCTCGTCCGCGTAGTGTTCCTGTTCGGGCGGGGGTGCCGACTGCTTCGTGGGATTCATAAACGCGTCGAGGCCTTCCTGGTGTTCCTCCGGTTCGGGGCGAGATCGGAAACTCCTCGGCGTCGGCCTCGGGGGCATCCGTCGTCGGGGCGTCGGTGCGATTTCGATTTCATTGTACAGATCTTCTTCCTCCGGATCGAGCCTCATAATGACGTCATTGTCTCGCTCCAGCAAAATCTCTTCGTCCATCTACTGTTCTATAGGGAAATAGAAACAAAACCTTTAACGCATTTTTTTTCTGAGTCAATTACATAATGAAGTTCAACAACACCAACAAGCGAGCGCTGACGTGGATCGCCGTCCTCATCGCCGTCCTCCTCGCCATCAGCGTGATGCGCTCCGGATACAGCCCGCGACCGATCGTGATCAAGCAGTCTGGAGATTTCGTCGGAAAGTCCATCTTCGGCCTCAAGAACGACCTCAAGTGCACGCCACACTCTCGACCCGGTGGAAGCGCGTACACCAAGGGTCTCACCCCGGGCGGCCTCTGTGGTGCCCAGCAACTGGTTCGAGAACAGGCCACGTATGAAATCGAAGACGGAATCGGTGGCACTTTAATCTAAACCTATATAAATGGCGCAGATCACATCTGACATCAATCTTCCGGATCTCAACTATGAATTCCACACCATCACGATCGACTCCGTCGGTCAGAGCGCCAACACTTTCACGGCGTACCTCCACCAACCCCTGAAAAACGTGGTCCAGACTAAATTGTTGGCCGCCAGGATCGCCTCCAACGTCAACGACTTTCACTGCTTCGTGAGCATCGACGAACTCAACAGTAATTTCAACGATCGGGGGGTGAGTTCGTTGGACGACCAGGTGGAGGCCTCCAAGGCGCAGGTCAGGGGGGCGGTCGCGAGTTTGGTGTCGGACGCCACCCCAGCGTCCTCGGCGGACAGGGTGTTTGTGTTCAAGGATAATTATCCGTGTGGGGCACAGTACATCACCCCAATCCGGAAGATCGATCGATTGAACGTCACCCTCTACAACGAGTCTGGAAACCCCATGACGCCTCCGGATAGCGCGGAGGCGAGTTTCTTAGTCCTCCGTTTTACTTGCCTGAAACAAAATATCTAGTATACTTTAGAATATGTCCGTTGGTATCACGCAACTCGTGTCAATCGGCATTCAAGACAAATGGATCGTCACCGATGGTTCCGACGGTGTCTCTTTCTTCAACCAAGTGTGGAGGAAGCACAGTAATTTTTCCCAAAACGTCGAGGAACAGCACATCCGGGGGGCCATCGTCCCCGGTGGCCTCAGCACTGTTCCAATCTCCAAGACGGGAGATCTCTGTGGGTACACCTATTTCACCATCGATAACGGTTCCTCTGCACAAGACTCATCCTCGCACGCGTGGACGTCCCTCATCGAGAGCGTCCAGATCGTCATCGGCGGCGTCGTCATCGACGAACAAACCAGCGATTTCATGGAAAACATCGCCGTGGATATGTTCGCCAACAACGTGAGCAAGTCCTCGAGCGGTGCCCACGGGGGGTCGTCCACGGCGTCGTATTTCTTCCCCCTCCGGTTCTGGTTCTGTGAACAACCCTCCAACGCCATCGTCCTCTGTGCGCTCCCGTATTCTGACGTCGAACTCCGCGTGCGGTGGGGTCCGAACGCCAACAACTACAAGTGGCAGTGTCACAGCATGATGTATTTCCTCGACAACGAGGAGAGGGGTAATCTCGCCGCCAAGGAGAGGCACCAATTGATTTATCAGGTGCAAAAAAATATCCCCTCCAACGAACTCATCTCCGAACTCACCTTTTCCCACCCAGTGAAATTCATCGCGTCCTCCAACACCCTCTCGAGTGCCCTGAAATCTGTGACCAATAAGATTAAGATTTCAATCAACGGCACCGACCTCTCCCCCTTCAAGTGGGCGAGACCGAACTTTCTCGACGTCACCCACTACTATCACACGTCCACCGTGACGTCTCCGGATATTTTCATGTACCCCTTCTGCCTCATGACGAATCTTCTCCAACCCACCGGGAGTTTGAATTGCTCGCGGATTTCGTCGTTTAAAATACACAGTGAGAGTGAACTCATTCGAGACACCATCTACGCCGTGAACCTCCAGATCCTCACCTATCAAAACGGCATCGCGGCCCCGAGGTACGCTAATTAAATCTCTTACAGTAGTAGAGAGGACATATGGTGAAAAATTTCCCAACAGTCGAGAGATCTCAACGCATCCGACTCGGGAGGTACGTTCCAGATGATCAGGCGGATAACTCCGTGCTCATCAACGCCACCGAGAATGTCGTCGATGTCTCGTCGTCTGGGTTTTACGTCGCCCCGATAACGTATTCAGACGAGGTCACCGGTAACACCCTCGTGTACAACACGCAGACTAAGGAGATCAGAGACTCTGGGCACCCGTCCCACCAGTTTCAGGATTTGCAGAGCGTCACCGGATACGGCAACGTCACCGCGGATACCATCACCCTGTCGAACGCGACCCATTCGCTCTCAACGCGCGGTGCGGTTGGTGTCGCGAACACGAATCCACAACACACCTTGTCCGTGGGGTCTAATTTGTGGGTTTCTGACACAGGATCCAACGTGCTCGTTGTCAGGGGCGGTGTCCTCGTGGAGGGTAACTTGACCGCCACCGGAGAGACGACGTTCGTGGAATCGCAAAACCTCAAAGTCTTCGACCCGATTATCGAGGTAGGGGCGAACAACACGAATCAAGCCTTCCTCTTCGACGCCGGTCTCGTGATGACCCGACCCGGTGAGAACGTGGGTGTGGTGTACAGGGAAAATCAGGATGAGTTGGTGCTCGCGTACACGTCGAACACCGCCACCGATCGGTTCGTGCAACCCTCGTCCAATATCCTCAACGTGCACGTCTTTGGAGATTTAACGGTGTCGAACGCCCTCGTCGCCGACGCCTTCTACGGGGAGGGAAGCCGACTCACGAACGTCGCCGTCCTCCAAAATTTCGACGATAACGTGGCCAGGATCGAGGTGTTGGAACGCGACCTCTCCGATAATAATTCAAGGGTGGGGGTGCTCGAGTCCGATTTGTCCGATAACAACACCCGGGTGTCAACACTCGAATCGGGTTTGTCCGACAACAGTGCGAGGATCACCCAATTACGCCTGGAGACCGAGGACAACGCCTTTCGGTTGAGCACGCTGTACGCGTATCATTATTCCAACGTCATCCGGATAGCCAACCTAGAATCAAATCTCAGCGACAACGCGTCCAGGGTCACAGTGCTCGAAGAAGATCTCGCCGATAATTCCTCGCGAATACACGTACTTTCCTCGAGACTGCAAGACAATAGTTATAGAATCTCCGTGAACACCGGGGACATCGTCTCGAACGCCCTCCGGGTGTCCCACCTCGAAAGTAATTTATTGAATAACAGCGCGCGAACGTCCCTGCTCGAGACGTATGCGTCCTCCAACAGTGCCAGGGTCACCGTGCTCGAGGGTGATCTCGCGGACAACAGTGCACGAACCTCGGTGCTCGAGGCCGACCTCGCGGACAACAGTAGTCGCGTGTCGGTGTTGGAGACGTATGCGTCGTCCAATGGAGCAAGGGTCTCCGTGCTCGAGAGTGACCTCGCGGACAACGCGAGCAGGGTGTCGAGTTTGGAAATTCTCAAGGCACCCATCGATAATCCCGTGTTCACAGGGGTGATCTCCGGTGATGGCGGTGGGATCTCCAACGTCACCCTCCAACACGTGTCCGATTACGGAAACACCGTGAGTAACACCATTCAATTCACAAACGCGGATGTCTCCCTCATCACCCTCGGAACGGTCGGGGTGAACACGGACGCGCCGGTGACGTCCAATGCCCTCGAGGTGCAGGGGAACATTTGGGCAACCAGAATATTTACTCCCGGAACACAGATTAATGTCAATGGAAATAAATTCAGTGGAAACACTTCAATCTATGGTAATCTTCAAGTGTACGGTAACCTTACATACATCGACTCGAGCACCGTGTTCATCCAAGATCCCATCCTCGGTATTGGTAATCCGGGCTCCAGCGATTCAGGGGTGATCTCCATCTCCGGTGGACCCGGTTCTAATGTGGCGTTCGGATATAACAACACCCTCGAAGAATTCATCATCGCACACACCGACGACGGCCCGAACGGACTCACCCTCACACCGGATGAGACCCGCGACCTCAACGTGCACGTGTTCGGTACGCTCTACACCGCGAACGGGTTTGGAGTCGCCAACACCAATCCGTACTCACCGGACTACGCGCTCTCCATCGGTTCCAATATTTTCGGAAAACACGATGGGGATCTTATTTCAATTCGCAGTCTCGCTGACACTGGCATATTCAGTGCGAACGTCACGACCCCCAAAGTCACCACGAGTGGATCATTGACCCTGGAGTCGCCCACCACGGTCGTCACCGGTAACCTCGTCGTGCAGGGTGACACGACATACGTAAGCACCGCAGATCTCAAGGTGGACGATCCGGTGATTGAACTCGCCAATAATAATTCAGTGAGTGCGACGGACATTGGTCTCAAATTTAACAGACCGAATGCCAACGTCATCGTGGCGTACAAGGGGGTGGATGAAAAATTAGTCATCGCCCACTCGGAGACGAATCTGAGTGTGGACGACACCCGGGAGATGAACGTGCAGATCGTCGGCAGTCTCTTCGTCGATAGAACCCTCAATGTCGGCTCGAATGTACACGTGAGTTATCCACAAGGTGTGGTGAGTGCGAATGCCTTCATTGGGGACGGAGGTCTCCTATCAAATCTCGTGACTGATTTACAGTCGGTCACTGATTTTGGAGCGAATACCACCCATACCATTGTTTTTGAACATCCGGTGACTGGTTTCGACGTGTTGTATGGAAATGCGACTGTCACCGGTAACGTCACCACCCAAGATATGTTTTACGTTGGAACCGAACCGGTGGCGCTCCAGAGGGACATGACAGATAACGCGTCACGAGTGAGCGTATTAGAAACCGATTTGAGTGATAATGCATCTCGGGTCGATGTTTTGGAAACCGATTTGAGCGATAACGCGTCGAGGGTGAGTGTACTAGAAACTGACCTAAGCGATAACGCATCCCGGGTAGCTATATTGGAAAATGATTTGAGTGATAACGCATCCCGGGTAACTACATTGGAAACCGAGTTGAGTGATAATGCATCCCGGGTAACTTTATTGGAAACCGAGTTGAGTGATAACGCGTCGAGGGTGAGTGTACTAGAAACTGACCTAAGTGATAACGCATCTCGGGTCGGTGTTTTGGAAACTGATTTGAGTGATAACGCGTCGAGGGTGAGTGTACTAGAAACTGACCTAAGTGATAACGCCTCCCGGATCGGTGTTTTGGAAACTGAGTTGGGTGATAACGCATCGAGGGTAAGTGTCCTAGAAACTGACCTCAGTGACAACGCCTCCCGGGTCGGTGTTTTAGAAACTGATTTGGGTGATAACGCCTCTCGGGTCAGCTTATTAGAAACCGATTTGAGTGATAACGCATCTCGGGTCGGTGTTTTGGAAACTGACCTCTCAGACAACGCATCGAGGGTGAGTGTCCTCGAAACCGACCTCTCTGACAACGCCTCTCGGGTCAGTGTTTTGGAAACCGATTTGAGTGACAATGCCTCTCGAGTAACTACCCTCGAATCTGATCTCTCGGACAATGCCTCTCGAGTCACGACCCTCGAAACCGACGTCACGACCCTCGTATCCGACCTCTCGGACAATGCCTCTCGAGTCACGACCCTCGAATCCGACCTCTCGGATAATGCATCTCGAGTCACGACCCTCGAATCCGACCTCTCGGACAATGCATCTCGAGTCACGACCCTCGAATCCGACCTCTCAGACAACGCATCTCGAGTCACGACCCTCGAATCCGACCTCTCAGACAACGCATCTCGAGTCACGACCCTCGAATCCGACCTCTCAGACAACGCATCTCGAGTCACGACCCTCGAATCCGACCTCTCAGACAACGCATCTCGAGTCACGACCCTCGAATCCGACCTCTCAGACAATGCCTCTCGAGTCACGACTCTCGAATCCGACGTCACGACTCTCGAATCCGACCTCTCAGACAATGCCTCTCGAATCACGACTCTCGAATCTGACCTCTCGGACAATGCCTCTCGAATCACGACTCTCGAATCTGACCTCTCTGACAATGCCTCTCGAGTGACGACCCTCGAATCTGACCTCTCTGACAA